GCTGTTTCTTGTGACTTACTAAAAGTAACTACAATTCCACCTTGTTTATCTCGATCAGAGCTTTCACCTTTAAGTTTAGCTACAATCTTTTTCTTCTCGTCTTGATTGTTTGGTTCACCAGTTGGTACGTTAATTATCGTACCTCCTTTAAACCCATTCACAACTTCTGAATATCTAAAATAGTTCATTTCAACACTTGCCAAAATTGAACTAATACAACCGCTATATGAAGGAATAGGATAAACCGATTTAGTAAGCTGTTTTGTGCGGTCGTCAACTAAATGCTGTTTACTTTTAGCACTTACATATAATAATACTTCATTATCCTGTAAGCTTAAAGCTTCGATTGATTTGATTAATTTATATCCTGTTTTTTCTTCACTTTGATTTTTCTCTTTCCAATTCTCTGAATATTCATAATACTCTTCATTTGATGATTTTCTAATCAACTCAACAGGAATGTGATGAGCATCCCAAAATTTACTAATAGGATTCTTTTTAAATAGGACCGCAAAAGAATTAATAATCTCTTGGTCGTTAGCTAACATTACAGCAATCTCATCTAAGCTATAAGGCGCGTTTCCATTCTTCTTTATAAGCTCCCATTTAGCTTTGTCGTTAGTATCTGAATCTAATCCACTTGAAGAAATATATTTCACCTTAGAGTTAACTATTCCTTGGTGTATAGAACTATTATAGTATAGAGATACCAAAAATTGAGGGTAAAGGTTATCATTCCCCCAACTAATAAAACTGTCACCTCTTTTTTGATTTTCTACAGGAAGCGGAACGCTTGCCTCACGAAAAATATATTCCTCAATCATAGACATTTATTATTGTTGTTGTATTCGTATATGTTGGTGTAATTGTTGCATCTTCAAAAACTCGTGCTTTCCCTGTTTCGCATTCTATTCCAGTCGTGTAATCTTCGCTTTCTGTTTCCATTTGATATACATAATATGTATAATCGCCCAAAGGCAAAATGATATCCACACCTTCATACAAATGAAATAGATTATATCTCTTTGGTGAGGTAGATAAATCTGTTAAAAAACAAAAATACTCTTTTTTTGATTGTTCATTTACGAATCTAAACAACCAATTAATAGCTAATTCTTGATCAGATTTCTCCGTCAGCGTTAGAGCTATTTGATTTAGACTTGCTTTTTCTATTAGACTTAACATTTGTTTTCTTTGAAGTTCTAAATTTAACTATTTTTTCTCCGTTTTTCTCTGAAATTGTAAACAAATTGTTTAAAATCTCGTCAATATGTTCTTTTTCCATTTGATTAAATAAAAAAGGGACTACCGAAATAGTCCCTAATGTTTATTAAGATAATAATGTAGTCACAATAGAACCACCAATCTTAGGTGCGTTTTGTTTTTCTCTACCAACAAATGATAAAGTTACACCATTCATATCCTCGAACTTCACGCCTGTTGTTCTTGATAAGTTAAATTTCAAACCTTTATCAATTCCTAACACTTCATAAGTACCATCGTTTAATTTAGCAATCAAACAAACGCGATCTTTAACTAAGTTCTCAAATTGGTTAATGTTAGCAGCTGTATTGCCAGAAAGTTTAATGTTTCCAGTAATATCAAATCCTGTTGAAGCATTTTCACGAGTACCAATAGATGCAACCGTAAAATCTGACATTTCAACATCAACAATAACTTCATAGAATAATTTTGCACCTACGTTAGCCATAGCAGTAATCTCTCCAGCTGTTCTCGTGTATGTATAGTTGGCAGCACCTGTAGCTTCATCTCTTAACGAGCCTAAGTACCACTTATCTACACCACCAGCACTATCGCAATTTAATGCACCAAAACCTGAAACAATTTCACACATATTTATATAAGTTTTAAAAGGGTAGCCTAAACTACCCTATGTTAATAATTAAGCTCTTTTTACTCTTACGAAATATTGTGGGAAAACATATTGAACACCCAAACGGAAAGAAGTATCTACTTTCAATTTCTCATTGTAAGAATCGTATTTAATATCGAAATTCTCATCTTCTCGAGAATCAGTTCCTAAGAATACCAATGATACAGGCACAGCAAAGATTTCATTTGAAGCATCCAAAGATGGTACAGTTAACACTTCAACGTTTGTTTGTGGTAAAGTGAATCTTAAAGCACCACCTTCATTAACTGGTTGAATTCTGTCATAAGGGTTTGAAGTATTCCATGCAGCAATAATGTTCAATGCCTCAGTACGACCAGTGTAAAGAGCAACGTCCATTTGGTTGTCGAAAATCTCAGCAGGAATCTTAGTGAAAACTTCGTATGCAGCAGCGTAAGCATTTGTAGAAGTCAAAGTTGCATAAGTAGTTGTAGTTTTCAATACAGCTGTATCTGCTTTCAATGCTTTAACTAAACCATCAAAGTGAACTAAATCTGGATCTAACGAAGTTGTGTCCCCCAACCAAACTAAACGTTCAGCTTTCTTCTGTAACATCTTAGTTAAGTAAGCCATTAAGATAGTCTCAAGTGGTGCGGGCAATTGACCTTCTTGGTTCTTCATACCCAAAGCATTCAATACTTGAGTCATTTTAGTGTTCAAAGTTTCGTTACAAAACTCAACACCCATGTACAAAGGCTTAGTTGTTAAAACTTTCTCAGTGAATACTACAGAACCATCAGGTGAAGGAGTACATGCTGCCTTAGCTTGTAATGCTACAGATGAAGACAATAAAGCAATTTCTCTTGAACCTTTCACACCTTCCTCTAACATTAATTTATCTAAGAAAGTTGAAGTAGATAATAAATCTGCAGTGATGTTAGGAAGATTATTATCTTTCCACGCTGCTAAACCAGATACATCGTATCCAAATTTTTCTTTTAAAGTTTTTTGTAATCTCATTTTGTTTTTTATTTTTTAGTTAATATTTCTTTCACAGTTAAAGATTTGAATTCTTCAACTTTTTTTCTTTCGTCTTTGAATTTAGACTCTTTTACGTTTGCCAATTCATTAAACTTATCTTCCAATGCTTTGAATCTCTCATCAATATCATTAATGATTTTTTCAGTCATAGATGAAAACTCTTCTTTAGACATCATTTCTGGTGCTGTAGTTTCTTCTGGAGTTTCTTCAGTCATTACCTCTTCTAAAGCAGTAATAACACCATTTACATCTACAGAAACAACCCATACCTTTTCTTCATACTCCACTTGGAAGTCTCCTTCAGGCGCAGGGATTTGATTGTTTTCTGCGTCTAATACAAAAACAGGAGTTCCAACCGCTAAATCACCTTCATAATATAAAGTAATTCCATCAATTGTTTGAACTTCTGAAAATGTAACTTTAACCTCTTCCTCTTTCTTGAAGAAATCAAAGATTGATTTTACGTTTTTGTTCATATTTATTTTATTTTAGTTTAAGTTCTATTTGCTCGAATAAGCCCTCTACAGAATACCCACTAAACTCACCCTTTTTAATTTTATTCCAAATTGTAGGATTGTCAACTTTATACGATCTTATCCACGTTCCAACTTGTAAATTAAAACCGGTAAATTGTTTAGGTATTTGTTTAATGTCAGTAATAATGTAATCAGATAACATTCTAACGCCTTCTATTACTCTATTTGAGTCGTGTTCAATGTTTACGTTGTTTGCAAAGCCTAACTTTTTATTTTTCTCACGAATAATCTTTATAGTTTTAGGTTTGAACAATACGTAACGATCTGGATTACTTCTATAAATAGGTGTATTAGCTGAAATCATTACACCTGTTACAATTCTCTTTTCTTCATTAAAAACAAAGTGTTCTTTAACGTCCTTATTAAAAGCGAAATAAGGCTTATTGTGAGCAGGTCGCAAAACAAAAGAGTTGAAGTCAACCCCTGTTTCATCGTTCTCGTTTACAACTAATTCAAAAAAAGGTAACATTTCGATTAGATTTTAGTCAAATTTAATGATTAGATTTTAAATAGTAGAAATTAATTCAGTTTTTTTCGTCTTTTCTTGCATTTTAGTGATATCTGAGTCAACAACTACTACCTTATAGGTAGATTGTGCATTAACTTGCGTTTGCGTTCCTTGTGTGCCGTTATTTGCACCTACTCCTAAATTAGCATTTGCACCACCTATTTGTGGCGGTTGTACACTTACACCACTTCCTAATATTGATTTTACTCTTGACATATTAGCAATGATTTTTGCAGTACCTGTTGCTAATTTAATATATGGACCAAATGGGTTAACCACATTATCCCCATTTGTAGGACTAAATGATATAGCTGTTAAACCAGATAAAGCCGTTGCCGTATCAATTGCAACCTGAGTAATAGCGAAAGCTTTTTGAATTCCAGATGCTTGTTTAGACATCCCTGCAAGTTCACCAAAGATACTACCAACTGCATTCATTAACTCTTTCTTAGACTCTTGTAATGCTAAATCTGTTTGTTTTTGGCGTTCTGCTGACTCATCATTTATCGCATTGATATTTGCTTCGTGTTGTGCTTTAAGTAATAGTTGTTCACCATTTGTAAGTTCTGTATTAGACTTTTTTTGTTCATAGTCTAAATTTTCTAACTCAATTCTTTTTTGTTGTTTAATATTGAAATCTTCTTCAGCACTAATTAACTCCGCTTCGAGTTGTGATCGTTTGTCTAAATTCTCTTTTTCTTTTTTAGCTTTGTCTTTTTCTGTTTGAGCATCGTCTTGTTGTTTCTTTAATGCAGCTCTTTCATTTTCTTGTTGAGTGTCTAACTCTAACATTAAAGCATCGTACTTTTCCTTTAAGCCTTTTTTACCTTCATATTGTTTGATTAGTTCTTCACGTTCTCTGTCATGCTTTAATTTCAAAGACATTATTTCACGTGTGTTAGCATCGTCAATATTGGCAACTGTTAAATCTTCTAATCTTCTTTGAAGTGCTAAACGTTCTTGAGCTTCTTTCTCTCTTTGCTCTTTGAGTTTTGCATTGCGTTCTTTCTGTTTATTTATAGCATCTTCATTTGACTTTTGTTGTTCTTGTTTTGTTTCGTTATTAAGTTTTATTTGTGCTATTTTAACATCGTCATTTGCTTTTGAATTAATTTTTTTAAGCTCGTTTATTCTTTCCCATTCAGCAGTTATTTTTTGTTTATTAGTTTTAACCAATTCTAAATATTGTTCTTTTGAGCTTGCTTGTTGACCTAATTCAATTTCTTTTAATTTTCTTACATTATCTAATCTAACTTGTATTTCATCATTATTTGCTTTAATTGACTTATCAGAAAATTTCTTTTTGATATTATATAAATCTTCATCAGATTTACCCATAGCTTCAGCATAAGCTAATTGTTTGTTCATATCTTCATCTATTTTCTCCCTACGCTTACCAATTTGAGCTATGATTTTATTGTTAGAATTAAATAGTCTTTCATTTTGTTTGATTATTTCTTCCGTAGATTTAAAATAATCCATAATTTTAGATATTAATAAGCCTAAACCAACTACTAACAAACCTATTCCTGTAGTAGCCAAAGCTATTTTAAAGGCTTTTAATGCACCTGTAGAAGTTCCGACAACTGCAGTGTATACCTTTTGTAAGGTTGTCATAGTTCCAGTAGCTTCAGCATTTGCTAACTCCGCACCTGTTAAAGATGTTACAGCACCTATTACTTTTGTTTTAATAGAAGTAGCCAAATCCAAAGCGTCGTTTTTAAGCTCTTTCATTGCACTAATACCCTGTGTTAAGGCAATAGCACCCTGAACTTTTAACATTTGCTTTTCTATTTCTTCAGATTGTTGACCGAATAAAGCTTGTGCGCCTGTTACAGCAGAGAATGCTCCTGCAATACCCTCAGCAGTACGTTGGAATTTACCTCCGAAAACCTCTGGATCGGCGTCATTAATAGCGTCAGCAACTCCACGCATTTGTTCTTTTATTTGACCA